AAATAAAACTAACTTGGCGTTACAAAAAACGCACCGTCATTGTCTGCGTCGATGCGCTGGATTGTGCGTACCCAGAATTCTTTTTTTGCCTGCCGGTCTAAATCAGGATATTCCTTCAACTCTCGCCGTAATGTTTCAAGGTCAAATTCTTTCATAGGCTCCGGGTTTATTGCCGCGAGCTGCTGTTTCAATTCCGTATAGTCTTTTTTGTATTCTTCGATTTCAATCAAATCCGACAGATACAGGTCTTTCAGTTTTTGCATTTTCCGCTTGATTTGCTCCGCCGTTTTGGGCGGCTTTTTTTCTGCGGTTTTTGATTTGGAGTAATACTTTTTTGCGATCCCCTCAAATTCCCTCAGAAGGTAATCCTCAAGCACATCTTCTCGGATTCTGAGAATGTGTGGACAGTCGGCTGGATCAAGTGTGTGCGTTCTGCATCTGTAGTACTTGTACACCTGCTTTACAGTCTCCGGCTGCATATTTCTACCGCACTCCCGGCAACGGAGAATTCCGGTAAACAAATATATCCGGTCCGCACTGGCGTTCCGCTGGCTTCGCCGTTCCAAGATTTTCCCAGCAAGGTCGAAGGTTTCTTGATCGACGAGTGCGGGCAATGCGTTTTCCACGCCGAACGCCTCACCTAAGTACAGGCGGCTTCTCAACGCATCCTTGTATTTGTTGTACGAGCGTTTGATCCCCCACTCCGTTGCCATATACCGCCTTAGTGCAAGGATGCTTTGCAGCCGTATAAAGGCTTGGAACATATCTCGCGCTGCATCTGCGGTTTCTTCATCAATGTCGTAGCGCCGGTTCTTCACGCAGATTCCGATAGGAGTTTTCCCGTTGGTGGGCTGGCCCTTTGCCCTCTTGCCCTCGTTGATGGCCTTAATGCGCTCCGATGTGCGGTCAGCTTCGTCCTGTGCCACCGACAACATAATATTGACCTTCAAACGCCCTGATGCAGTCCGCGTTTCGTAGTCCTCTCTGATGGCCTGCCAATCCACATGATTTTTGTCGAGAACCTCTTGCACGGCGTAGTACCCCGCCACATTCCTAAACCACCTATCCAGCTTGACAAAAAGGATGGTGTCAATTTTCCCGGCGCTGCAATCATCAAGCAGGCGCATCAAGGCCGGACGCTTTTTATACGGCTTTCTGGCGCTGATTCCGGCGTCTTCGTAAATGCCCACCACCTCCATGCCGTGTGCGGCGGCATATGCAATCAGGGCTTCCCGCTGGTCTGCCAGGGACAGGCCGTGCTTTGCCTGTTCTTCGGTCGATACCCTGATGTACAGTGCTACACGGATGCGTAGATTATTTGGTAGAGTGACCACTATTTTTTGGCACATGTTATCCCCTCCAAAATCCATAGTTGGCACAATGGATGTCAACCCAAACGCACCAGGCAAAAAGCCCGATGATCAATAGTGACAAACCGAGTATGATCCACCTGTATAGCTTCACGGAGTGCCAAAGATTGCACAGTTCTGTGTCCATCAGGCCGATGGTCTGCCGTTTGTTCTCAAGGCGGTGTTCTAGTCCGTCCTTTTCCGCTTGCAACGTTTCCTCACTGGCCGTCAGATGATCTCCGATGCCGTAAAATTCATCCAGCGACACGCCAAGGACGGCGCATATTGGCCCAACCGTGGAGATATAGGGGGCCTTAGAAGCATGGGTAAAGAAATTGTTGACAGTAGACGGCGGAATCCCCGATGCTTCAGCTATGTCCTGAATGGTCATACCCAAAGCGTTACGTTTCGCCTTACAAATCTCCTGAATGGTCATAAAAAAGTGCCTCCTTACCCCCAAAATCAAAATATGGGTAAAGGCGGCACAAACTTTTAAACGGCTGAAAATGCCAAAAACCAAGCTTTGGGACTTGCCCACCCAACCATGTTTTTGCTACGTTTCTATTACAGCAAGCCAACGTCCCCAGGCTTGCTCCCGGCTCCGCCGTTTGTTGCAGAGGCGGCGGGGCCGGGTTTTTCACTTACTTTATTTCCCAAGAGTTTCCGCAATTCTGGCAAAGGCAAATCTTTTGATTTTTTACAACGGTCTTTTCGCCACCTTTGCTTTTCTTCCACACGAGATTAGACATGCCAAGGGTTGATACCGCCATCAAGCCGCGAGCAGCATTGTTGATATGGCCTCCGATGCCGTTCCCGTGCTTTTTGGTTTTACTTGACACTTGCTCCATAGAGATTGTTACATTTTCGCTTCCGCAATTAGGGCAAACCATAGTAAAGCTCCTTTCATTCTTTTATATGCGTATATGTAAATATTCAATATGCGCGGGCAACCGTCATGCCCCCATATCTTGCGGTTGCAAAATCATGGTGGTGCGCTATAATAATCGAACAGACGTTCTATTCGCAAATGATGAACGGAGGATACATAGATGTTGGATTTACCGGCAAACTGTGATATAATGGCAACAGAACAGCTTGAAGAAATTCGCAACAAACTGATGCATGCCGTACTGCTTTTGCCGCAAGAGGAACAGGTAGAATTGCTGCGAATGATTAAAGGAGGAAACGATGGTGTATAATCACTTGTGGTATGAAAATCCCAACGTCCTTAAAGCCGTAAACGCGTGTCTCAACGTATTGGAATCGTCTGGCATTTCGGCGGAATGCGCTACGCTTGTTCCGGGCTGTTTGGCGGAGGCTATTAAATGCAGCAATTATGAAACGCTAAAGCAAGGAGCATTCAAGAGCGCTCCCATTTCTGTAACCGCCAATAATGACGGCGGGTACAGTATTATGCCTGAAAGCCTGCAATGTATTGATCTACTATGGCCGAAGTGATACCCTTTGCCACCGTTTCAATTACCGATAGAGATATTGACTTAAAGGATTTTAAAACAGCGTTTGTTTTTGCCCAGCTTTCTTTTCCCCCGATGTTTGCAATAAAGTCATGGCCTTTTGGCGTGATGTGATAAATTGTATTCAAGTAAAAGTATCCAAACATTTCGCTTGTTGCAAAGGAAAAATCTGTTTTTAAGTATCCGCTTTCTGAAAGCTGTACAACATGATATATGATCTCCTCTTTTGAATAGCTGTCAGGAAGCAAGCGCACCAAACAGGGAATGCTGACATAGCTAAATTTTCTTAGCCCATTTGGATTTTCAACCGCAGTTTCAACGGAAATACGATCTTCGACCAAAAGCATAATATCCCGCAAGCAATCTGGGTTCAGTTTCATTCCGTGCCCCTCTTGCTTTTCAGATACCCGATATACCGGCAGACTTCCGCCAGTTCGGCGGGTGTCGCACCCCGGATATAATCTAATATTTCCTGCGCTTCCGCGCTCACGCCCTCGATCTTCGGATCGGGGGTTTCTTTTGCGCCATTTTCCAGCAGCCCAATTACCCTCTCAATATCCACCGGTTCCGTGAGGATTTCCTTCGGCTCTACGCCGAGCAAAGTACACATCTTCGCAGCTTCTTCTGGGGATGGGAGATTTTTGCCACGCCTTACTTCGCTTAACCATCTCTTGTGTTTCCCGATCATTTTCGAAAATGATGCTTCGCTCCAGCTTTTAGCCGAAACTTTTTCTGCTATCGAATCTACGTTTGGTTGGACTGTATCTCTTTTTGGCATATCTACTCCTGAATAAATCGTAATGCAGCAGCGTGTACGTCATGCTCAAATTTTTCGTTTTCAACAGATATCCGTCTATTCCGCTTGTGCTTGTTGTTCTTGATTACGTCAATTTTTCTTTTCTTTATTTTATTGATTCTCTCTGCGAAATACTTGTTGTTTAATCCGCCACGGCGAATCGCCTTTTTTAACCAAAATATTGCGTTGTCAAATTCCCACTCTTGCTCGTATAACTTGGAAAACATATTGCATGTAAACGCAAAGTTTAATGATGCAAATTTGTCTAAAACTGTGAATGGTATTTTCTCTATTGATTCCTCGAAAGCACCAATCGCCGCAAGCCTAAAATCTGCGCCCTTGTTTGCAAGGGCATAAGCCACTGCAAATTTATCAAAATCAGATTCCGAATTTCTATACTTTGTTGCTGCGATTTCAAAAAGGACATATCGCGGTTTGTATGTTATTACATATGCCTCATTTACAAGCCCCAAAGCCTGATATTTCGCAGGGTACTTTGTTTTAACGATAGATAGCACTTCTCTAATGACATCCACCTCATGTGGCGAAAAACGGGTTAAATCATACTTGCTGTTTACCGCGATAATACTTTGCGACGAATCTTGTTCATACTGTTCTGGATAATAGACATATGGGTTACCCAGACCTTTAGGCCGCGCAAGAATTAAGTCAATATCTAAAAACATATCTACCACAAAAACAAAAAATTTTTGTGCAACTCTACAAAACTTACAAAACGGTCGTGTTTCACTTTACAACGTACAAAGTGTGCGCTATAATAGCGTTACAGAACTTGATTAAGGCAACAAAAAACCAAGCCCCCAACGGATTCCCCGTTTTGCGGACTTATAACCGATATTTTGTTGGCTGACACTTACATAATAGCGGTGTTGGTTGCGTTTGTCAATATAAAGTTCTGAACTTTATAAGGAGGGGAGAACGCTTGGAATTAAAGGCGATCCGAGAAAATGTCGGTTTGCGTCAGGAAGACGTAGCGAAGAAACTCCGTGTAAGAGTTTCCGCAGTGTCGAACTGGGAACGCGGTGTGAATGGTATCGCAAGCAAGTACATTAGACCGTTGACCAGATTATACGGTGTGCCCGAAACGGAAATCAGAGCGGCATCGGAAGCCGCGCAGACTGCAAGAGCAGAAAAGGAGCGCCAATGAAGCGCAAGCCGCCTGACGCGATTATCAAACGGTGCGGCGATGGAAACTAACAGGAGGGGAAAGGATGGAAATTGTAAGCATCACGTTTTCTGCTTTCGCACTTGGCTTTGCGCTGTGTAACGCAATTTGGGTATTCTTTGGGCCGTCAGCGCAGGAAGAACGCGAGCGCAGAAAACGCGAGCGAAGCAAGCGCAATCAGAATGGAAACGATTGATACTACCTTAGAAAAACGAGAATCTCTTTTAGCAGAATCGGCTTCTTGCTCTGCCAACTGAGCACGGCGATCTGCAGTATCGGCGATGCGGTGAAGTTCTTCCAGAGATTTTGTATCGACAGCAATTTCTTTCAGGAGTTTTTCATGCCGCCCCGCTGCGGACTGTTCGTATTTGACTTCGGCAATCTCCGCACGGCGTTGCTCCATTTCGCGAGATTGCTTTATGTATCGATCGGCTTTTTCGTTCACACCATCACCCCCTTCAATACTCCATTTTATCGCATGGATGCCGAAGGGGCAACACGAAGAAATGGTCTAAATGTTAAGGATGGAACAAGAACGCATAAAAAATGCCCCGTCCGGTGTTGCAGACCGAACAGGGCGGCGGAACAAATCTTAGGCTCAGATATGTATCCTGTGGCTATTTTAGCACAGGGGAAAGGAAAAGGCAATGGCGAAGAAACGAAAAATCGAATACCGGGTGATCTGGGTATCTCCGCCTGACCCGGTGAAGATCATGACGGAGTTCGGCAAGATCTGGTCGAGGGAGCATGGCCTTGAGTTTGACGGTGTTTACACCAAAGAGGGGGACGTGAAGCAATGAACTGGAATCTGTTCTTTATGATCGTCGGCGTGGCCTATGCGGCCACTTGGGTATTCAAAATCGTTGACCTGATTGAAGGAGGGGACCCGCATGAGAAAGCATGACCGGCGCACCAGAGAGCAGCGGAAGGTGGACGCCTCCGCATGGATGGGCTTTATGAGTTTTCTGGCCCTGCTGCTGATCGCCATTGCGTATATGGTGGTGAGCGCGCGATGAACAGAAAGAACCGGCATGAGCGCCATCCGCTGGATCTCTGCCCGGTGTGCGGCATGGACAGCGGTGAGCGTGTGCAGTCCACGGACGCACCGTTTAAGCACTATGTACGGTGTTCCACCTGCGGAGCTATTACAGCGGGTTACGCCAAGCAATCCAACGCCACGAAAGCGTGGAAGAGAGGGGATGCGTGGAAATGAAAAGAAAGGTTTACCCGGTGTGCGAAAAATGTTCAACCGTTATAAATCCGAAATTGCATGTGGACGTGGCTCCGGGATTCGTGGTCAACCGTGAAGTCTACTGCGCTCGATGCTTCAAGGATGATATGCAGGAGCAACTGGAATGGTTGCTAAAAGAGCTTGATAAAGACCCGGAGGCGGTTGCAGAAGCAATGGGTATTGGGGTTATTGAGATCCCGGAGGACTGATATGACGCAGTGCGAAAAGATTCTGGCTTATTTGGATAAGCACGGGAGCATTACCACAATGGAGGGTATGAGCAAACTGCGCATCGCCAACTTTACGGCACGGATCTCCGATCTGCGGAAGGCTGGCGTTGAGCTGACGAAGGAAACGGTCATCAAGAAGAACAAAGACGGCGAGACAATCGCCTATGGAGTTTACAGGAGGGCAAATGGGCAATAGCTGTTTATTCTACACACGGGCGACCGTGGATATCAATTTCCCGGAGGGGCATGTGTGCTGTGCGCTGTGCCCTCTGCTGGAAACCTATTCCCGGCTCCAATGCCGGAGGACGGGCGAATACCTGCTTGATTCAAAAGGGCGCGGGATGTATTGCCCACTGAAAATGGAGGATGAACATGGAGAATCTGGGGATTTATGAGCGGGTTCGGCAGGTGCCGGAGGCCGCCAAGCGGTCCATTCAGGCGGGGCGGTTGAAGGGTAAGACCGATATCAACCCCATGTGGCGCATCAAGGCGCTGACGGAGCAGTTCGGCCCCTGCGGAATCGGCTGGAAGTATGTTATCACGGACAAGCGGTTGGAGCAGGGGGCCAACAACGAGGTTGCCGCATTTCTGGACATCGACCTGTTTGTCAAGGTAGACGGGGCGTGGTCGGAAGCTATCCCAGGCACCGGCGGCAGCGCCTTTGTAGCAAGCGAGCGGAACGGGCTGTATACCTCGGACGAATGCTTTAAGATGGCCCTCACGGACGCAATTTCCGTGGCCTGCAAGGCACTGGGATTTGGCGCGGATGTGTACTGGGATAAGGACAGCACCAAGTATGACCGTGGCACAGAACCCCAGCAGCGGACCCAGAAAGCGGCCATTCCGCCCCAGCAGAAGCCGGGGTACAGACTTCCTCCGCAGGGCGATGCCACCGTGATCTGTGAGCGCTGCGGCGGTCAGGTGATGGATTACTTTGACGGCAGAGCAACGGTGAAGGCGGCACGTCTGGCGGCGAGAGCGAAGGAACTGTACGGCCATGCGCTGTGCGAGAAGTGCGTAGCCAAGGCCAAGAAGGCCAGCGATGCAGCCACGGAGGCCAACGATGCAGCAGGTTAACGCCACATCGTTCCGCTGGACGATGGATGCCGCCGGAGACTGGCTGTGCATCCAGACCAACAAGGCACGACAGGTGCTTGACAGCCTGAAAGAGGGCAAATCCTATGACGTGGAGATCAAGGAACACCGGGAGAAGCGGAGCCTCGACGCGAATGCGTACTTCTGGGTTCTGGTTGACCGGCTGGCCGAAAAGCTGCAGATTCCCAAAACGGAAATCTATCGACGGTATATCCGGGAGATTGGCGGAAATCATGAAATAGTCTGCGTGATCGATTCAGCCGTGGAAAAGCTGCGGAACGGGTGGGAACACAATGGGCTGGGCTGGCAGACGGATACCATGGCAAGCAGGGTCCCCGGCTGCATTAACGTGATTTTGTATTACGGCTCCAGCACCTACAACACCCGGCAAATGTCACATTTGATCGATATGGCGGTGCAGGACTGCCAGGAGCAAGGTATTGAGACCCTGCCTCCGGACAAGCTGGCAGGGATGATGGAGGAATGGGGATGCACAAAATGACAAAGGCCACGTCCATTCCGCAATCCGTGAAAGTTGTGGTATGGGCACGTGACAATCATCAGTGCGTGATCTGCGGGTCTCCCGCAGGCGCGCCGGTGGCCCATGTGGTACGGCGTTCGCAGGGCGGCAGAGGAATTGAGCAGAACATTGCAACCCTCTGCCCCCACTGCCACCGCCTGTTTGACGAGGGGCCATTACGAGACCGCGAGCGCATCTATGTGCGGCTGGTGGCGTACATGAAAGCATTTTACCCGGATTGGAACCGGGAGGACATGATTTACAGAAAGGGAGCTATTTCATGCTGAACAGAATTATTGTGATGGGCCGGATGACCCGTGACCCTGAATTGCGCCGCACTAACAGCGGCACGGCGGTGGCATCCTGCACCGTGGCGGTTGACCGGGATTTCAAGTCCCAGTCCGGCGAGAAGGAAACGGATTTCATCGATGTGGTGGCATGGCGCAACACCGCCGAATTTGTAAGCAAGTATTTCTCTAAGGGCCGCATGGCCGTGGTGGAGGGCCGCCTGCAGCTGCGTGACTGGACGGACAAGGATGGTAACAAGCGCCGCACCGCCGAGATCGTGGCCGACAGCGTGTACTTTGGCGATTCCAAGCGGGACGGCGGGGACGCGGCGCAGAGCGAACCGCAGGGCGGTTTCAGCGAGGTTGAGGATGCTGGGGACCTCCCCTTCTGAGGTGACGTATGGGGAAGTGCTACGTTAAGGCTTATTACGATTGGATCGAGCAGACGGCAGCGCTGGAAGATGCTGAGCGCGGACGCTTGTTTGTAGCGATTCTGGAATACGCCCGGTCTGGTACTTTCCCGGAATTGTCCGGACGGGAAGCGGTCCTATTTCCCGTTTTCCGGGCAATCATCGACCGGGACAACCAGAAAGCGGAAGTGAATTCCAAAAACGGTTCGCTTGGTGGACGTGGTAATAAAGCGACCGAAAGCGAACAAAAGCGAAATGAAGCGACCGAAAGCGAACAAAAGGCTACTAAAGACATAAGACAAAAGACAGAAGACAAAAGACAGAAGACAGAGGACAAGAGTGTTATACGCGCGAAGCGCTTCACACCCCCCACGCTCGCAGAGGTTCGGTCCTATGTGGCTGAACGCCATTCGCCGGTAGACCCGCAGGGGTTTATCGATTATTACGCCTCAAAGGGCTGGATGGTTGGCAAGACCCCCATGAAAGACTGGAAAGCGGCTTGCCGAAATGCGGAGAACTGGGAACGGTGGCAGCAGAAGGGTGCGAAAGGCCCCGGCAACAAATGCGAGGACGCTTGGGGGTATGTGTGATGATGCGGCTTGTGATCGACATTTACGATGGCGAGGACACGCAGGGCACAAAGGAGGCGGTGGCCATGCTACTGGAGCCTCTGGGCCGCGTCCGGGTGGTGCAGGTCATCATTGACGGAAAGGAAGAAAAACGATGAAGATTGATAAACTGTTTAACGGCTTGAAGCGAATTGCCAACGGCGACTATGTGCTCGAAGGTGATTTGATTTCCGAAGAAACGATTGAAATTGATCTGGATGATCGCTTTGTGGTAAAAGGCAGAATTGAATCCAAAAAAAGTATCATTATTCGCCATGGCATCGAGGCTGGCGATGGCATCAAGGCTGGCTGGGGCATCGAGGCTGGCTGTGGCATCGAGGCTGGGGCTTTTATCAGCGTCAAAAAACGGATTTTTGCAGGGATATCCATTTATCGCACCAGCAAAGATTGTGATAAAACGATCCGCTGCACAGAACTGCGGGATGGAGAGGTCTGCTATGGTGACCTGATCCTGACAGGGAGCGAGGAAAAGCCTGATGAAGATTGAATTTACCGTTCCCGGTATTCCGGTGGGCAAGGGTCGTCCCCGGTTCACAAGGGACGGCCACGCACATACCCCGCAGAAAACGCGGGAGTACGAAAACAAGGTGGTCCAGTGCTGGCAGTGCCAGAGCGGAAAAGGCTTTGCGGACGGCATCCCGCTCAGGGCCACCGTCACGGCGTTTTTCACGATCCCCAAGAGCATGCCGAAGAAAAAGGCCGCTGCGATAGACGGTACGCCCCACACCAAGCGCCCTGACGCTGACAACGTAGCGAAGGCCATCCTGGATGCGCTGAACGGCCACGCCTACAACGATGACAGCGCAATCGCACTGCTGACCGTGCGGAAATATCAAACAACCGGGGCCTCCCGCGTGGAGGTCATTATTGAGGAGGCAGAATGATGGATGCTGTGGAGTTTTTGGAACAACTGAAAAAACGCAGTAAAAGCAACCCGGATTATTACGGTGAAGAACTTAATATTGCACATATTGAACCTATATCACTCGTTAGTCAAGTCGAACAGTGGGCCGCAGAGCACCCCGTCAAAACCAGGCAGAGCGTGTTTTTGGAGATGTTTCCCAATGCACCAATATTTCCAGATACCGGGATCGTCAAAATGTCTCCTTGCGAAGTGGATGCAGTATTGCGTGGAAATTGCCCCGGCGTGGGATGTTGCCCGGAGTGCCGGAAGAAATTTTGGCTTGCGGAGGTGGAGGACGTATGAAACTATTGATCGGCGGAAGTCCCTGCACACATTGGAGCATCGCACAGACGAAGAACCGCGAGACAGAGGCCAGCGGCATCGGCTGGGAGCTGTTCCTGAACTACCGTATCGCCCGCGACAAGTACAAGCCGGATTTCTTTCTCTACGAGAACAACAAGTCCATGTCGCCCGCTATCCGGGCGCAGATCACAGCAGAACTGGGAGTGGAACCCGTGCTTATCAACTCCGCCCTGGTGAGCGCGCAGAACCGCCAGCGGCTCTACTGGGTGGGAAAGCGTAACCCGGACGGCACATACAGCCAAGTCTATGTGGAACAGCCGGAGGACAGGGGTATTCTGCTGCAGGATATTCTGGAAACGGGTATAGTATGGCAAGAAAAGAGTTACTGCATTGCGGCTACGGAATACAAGGGAAGCAATCCGCAGCAGACGCTTTCAAAGCATCGCCGCACGATGGTAGCGGAGCCGGTCAGAATCGGAACCATTGAGAATGACGCAAAGAAGCAGGACTTTGACAGCCAGCAATACCGGGTATATCCCCCGGATGGCAAAAGCGTGACCCTGTGCGGACAGGGCGGCGGCGTGGGGGCGAAAACTGGGCTTTATGCCGTCCCCGTCCGCGTCGGTGCCATGCCGAACAAGGACGGAGAACTGGGCACCAGCCAAAGCAGCCGCATTTACAGTACCGACGGGAAAAGCGTTTCCCTCAAGGCAAGACCAAACGGCGGCGGGGCTGACGGAGCATCTACCGGCCTGTATGCGGTGCCTGTCGGTATGGCGTGGCGCGGGCGTGAAAATGGTTCCGCTTTTGAAGTGCGGGACGACCAGAAAAGTAACGCCGTGGCCGCTACCGGACACCAAAGCCGCCTGGTGATTGAGGCGGCGGACGGAAAGCAAATGCCTGTCTATGAGGTTCGCGGCGGGCGGATCACCATCAAAGGAAAGACATACCCCACTAAACTGGCAGACGGCTTTTACATCATCCGCAAGCTGACGGTCCGCGAGTGTATGCGCCTCCAGACCGTGCCGGAGAAATATGTCTTTCCTGTCAGCGCCACCCAAGCGTATAAAATGCTGGGTAACGGCTGGACGGTGGATGTGACCACCCACATTATGAGCCATTTTACCGGGCTAACGGAGGAGCCGGTGGAAGTGCTTTCTATGTACGACGGTATGAGCTGCGGCCATATCGCGCTGGACAAGCTGGGCGCGGAGATCACCGCCTACTATGCAACCGAGATCGACAAGTACGCCATCCAAACCACACAGCACAATTACCCGGACACCGTACAACTGGGCGACGCGTTTCAGGTGCGGGACAATAATTGGAGATTGGGGGAGGAACTATGAGAGATACAAACCTCGTAAATGCGCTGCGTGAGCACGCGGAATGGGCGCGAGCGAATGAGTGGGAAACGCCGATCACGCTGGGCGATGATCTGGTGAATGCCGCTGATCGGATCGCCAACCAGAGCACCCACATCGCGGCATTGCAGCAGGAAATTGAGAAGCTGCGGAGGCAGGTGCCCCGGTGGATACCGGTGACGGAGCGGCTGCCGGAAAATGGGGTGCCTGCCCTCATTAACTACATTGGCAATGATGGTGGGAAATACCACCCGGACGGAACTGCTGCGTGGACAGATCACGGCTGTTTTTGGTGGGAGGGCAGTCTGGAAGATTGCGATACAGAGGTCGCCGTGCCGATTACCCACTGGATGCCGCTGCCGGAGCCGCCGGAGGTGGAAAATGCTTGAGGTGTGTCCCATGACACTGCGAGAAGCCAATGCCTACGTTGAGCAGTACCACCGGCACCACGGGCCTGTGGTGGGGCATAAGTTTTCCATTGGACTGTCCGATGGAGAAAAAATCGTAGGCGTTGCCATTGTGGGGCGCCCGGTGGCCCGTCATCTGGACGATGGCTGGACGTTGGAGGTCAACCGCCTTTGCACGGACGGCACCCACAACGCCTGCTCTATGCTGTATGCGGCGGCGTGGAGGGCGGCACGGGCTATGGGCTATAAACGGCTTGTGACTTATATTCTGGACACAGAAAACGGGGCCAGCCTGCGGACTGCCGGGTGGAAGTGCATCGGGCAAGCTGGCGGCCTCCGATGGACAGGCAAGCGCAGACCGGAGGTGGACCTGTGCCCCGCACAAATGAAGATCAGGTTTGAAAGGACTGAGGGAATGTGATGGGAAATGTTAATTGCCTGCGTTGCCACTTTAGGCATGAGGATAACGGGAACTGTACTGAGGTCGGCGGGTTCTGCACGGCGGTCCCGGCGGCGCACTGCCCGCTGCTGCGTCAGTATTTAGACACGGGCATGACGCCAGAAGCGTTTCAATCTTATGTGGTGTTTCTTCAGGATTTGATCGGAGACCAAAAAGCCAGTGAGGCACTGGACAGGTTCCGCCAGTTGGTCAAAGCCGACAGAGACGGTCGGCTGGCTGTGCTGCCGTGCAAGGACTGGCTCGAGGTTGTCTTTGGGGATCAAGTTTTATTTTGGGGAATTGATAAAGACTACGTAGAGCAACCGATCAGGGAAATTTCATTGGATGACGCAGAACGGGTCGGATGGTATGACGGCTATAAAACCGTATTCCTGAAGGGGACTGACGAAAACGGCGAAGCATGGGAGTTTTATCCAGAGGAAATCGGCAAGACTGTGTTTCTCACCCGCGAGGCGGCGGAGAAAGTATTGGAGGCGATGAAGGATGACTGAATTAAAACCGTGCCCGTTCTGTGGCGGTAAAGTTAGCCTTGTTCTATGTGATGACGAAGGGAATCTGCATGATGAGGCATATAGAGAACGTCCCTATAGTGGGCTTGGCTTTATGCTTCACCACGCTCACGAGGAAAACCCGGAATGCCCGATTGCAAGCTATGAGTGCGATGGCGGGATTTTGGGCGGTGTGCATATTTACGACACGGAAGAACAAGCCGCTGAGGTATGGAACAGGAGGGAGAAAAGAACATATGGGCGGTGGATTGAGCGAGAGAAATACACTTTTGGCACAATGTATGACTGCTCTATTTGCGGCACTCGCATTCTTGATAACGGGCATTCATGGAATTACTGTTCCCACTGCGGGGCCAAGATGGACGGAGGTGCTGACAATGAGGCTGGTTGATGTTGATGAAGCATTGAGACTGTTTGGCGAAGAATACGAGAAAACGAAAGAATTGATACACAACGGTGAATCTCAGCTTGATAGCCTTGCCGAGGGATTTACAGAAGCACATCACATAATCAAGTATGTTCTTCCAACCGTTGATGCAGTGCCCGTGGTGCGGTGCAAGGACTGCAAGCACTTGTGCGTGTGGAACCGAAAAGACATATACGCATTTTGCCCCAAAACAAACATCGTGTTTTTGCCATTTGATAAGGACACAAGGGCATTCTTTTGCAGCCTTGGCGAGAGAAAGGAAGGCGGGGATGGCTAAACAATCCGCTTACTTACAGCGCCGGGAGGCAGAGCTGGATGCCACCTTCAACGCCGGTGCGGCGATGGCGATGCAATTCGCCATGGACACGCTCCAGATGGCCCTCCACCAGACGGAGGGCTGGGGCTATGACCGGATCATGCGGATCACCCATAACTGGATTGCCGTTCAGCGGGAATACAAACCGGCGCTTGACTGCCGGAACCCAGAGGCAGACGTCCGGCAGGAGCACATGGATCGGGTGCTGGCGGAGATCATCCGGGACAAGGCGAAGCTGATCCCATTCCCGGACAGATACAAGGATCTGAAAAAGATCCGTTATGGGAGGTAACTATGCAGAAGGAAGATATATTACTCCTGCGCATCTACGCGAAGAATAATATGAATTGCGTGAAAACCGCAAAGGAGATGAATATCCATCAAAGCAGCGTGATCTATCGGTTTGGGAAGATCAAGACGGAAACCGGGCTGGATGCGCGAAAGTTCTGGGACTTGGTAAAGTTGCTGGAAATGGAGGAATCATGAAACTTGGACAGGTGGTTCGGGCCAGATTCAAGTCCATACCTTCCCAGCTGGAACGGCAGCACCCGACGTATGAGCAGCTGTATCCGTTCCGACGCGGAGAGGTAATTTACATCCACCCAAAGGGCCGGTTTGTCAGTGTGCGCACGGAAACGGCGGGCGGACCCGTGGTAGAGAATTTCCGGCTATGTGAGGTGGTTATGTGAGTACATTCCCGGAACGGCTGCGGAAGCTAAGGGAATCTGAGCGGCCTGCTAAAAGCATGAGAGTGAAAGCGGAGCTGATTGGAATCGGGCATGATACGCTGCGGAAGTACGAAACCGGGGAGAACGAACCGGCTCTCAGCCAATTGAAACTGATAGCAAATCATTACCACGTCAGCTTGGATGAGCTTGCATGGGACGAGGGCGAGCGAGATGGCAAACCTTTATAGTATCGCAAAAAAAATTGGTCTTTGCCCCTGATTCGGGGCAAGCGCAGAAAAATATGTGTCAGAATGAGGGTGCGGGGTTATATCCGTATCCTCATTCCATCCATCCTTTCTTTCCTCCTGACCCCGGCGGATGCCGGGGGTATGCAGACGTAGCTCAGTTGGGAGAGCACCGCACCAGATGGGCGGTATGCGCAGGTTCGAGTCCCGCCGTCTGCACCATGGCAGGGAGCGTTTCGGAGCGATACGCCTCTGCCCCTGTTCGTAAAATATAAGCTGCGGCCTGTAAAAGCAGCTCGTCTCCGGCAACTGGTCCTTGCCCCTGATGCCCCGGTGCAATTCCGGTTGGGTATAGGACCCCTCGCACCTCTCAACGATGTGGCCCAGAGGGGACATTACGCATTGTGGCTTAGTTGGAAGAGCCATTCAGTGTAGAGTGCCCTTCGGGGCGGGTAAAGTCTGCTATGTAAGGCCAAGGGGTGGGGGCTGGTAGCAAAACAGGAGGATGGCATGGAAATCACAAAACGGCGGCTTGCGGATATTGTACCGTATGCCGCAAACGCAAAAAAGCATGATAAGCGGCAAATCAACAACGTTGCGGAGAGCATCAAGCAGTACGGTTTTGTGCAGCCGATTGTGATTGACCGTGACGGTGTGATCGTAATTGGCCACTGCCGCGCTCTGGCGGCAAAAAAGCTGGGCATGGAAGAAGTGCCCTGTGTCTGCGTGGACGATCTGACACCGGAGCAAGTGAACGCCCTGCGGCTGGTAGATAACAAGAGCAACGAGAGCGAATGGGACTTTGACCTGCTGGCTGATGAGCTGCCGGGGCTTGACTTGTCTGCTTTTGACTTTGATTGGGGTCTGCGTGATGAACTCGACACGTCAGTGGTAGAGGACAACTACGATCCTGTTTTACCGGCAGAGCCGAAGAGCAAACTGGGCGATGTGTACCAGCTTGGAGACCATCGCCTTATGTGCGGGGATAGCACGTCTTTGAAAGACGTACAGAAGCTCGTAGGGGGGGCGCAAATGGATTTGCTGCTCACAGACCCTCCGTACAATGTGGACTATCAGGGCACCGCCGGTAAAATCAAAAACGATAACATGGAAGATACGGCATTCAGGCGATTTCTGACGGATGCGTTTTCTAATGCAGCGATGGTAATGAAACCGGGTGCACCGTTCTACATCTGGCACGCAGGGCTTGAAGGATATAATTTTTTTGGAGCTTGCAAAGATGCCGCTTTGCGTGTGCGGCAGATGCTTATATGGGTAAAGAATATATCTGCGTTCGGTCGGCAAGATTTCCAGTGGAAGCATGAACCTTGCCTCTATGGCGAGAGCGAAATCGAAGAGGATGCTCACGAACCTTGCCTGTACGGATGGACGGAAGGCAAGAAGCACTACTTCTTCAAGAACCGCAGACAGACAACCGTGTTGAATTTCGATAAGCCCGTCAAGTCTGCGGAGCATCCGACCATGAAGCCGATTAAGCTGTTTGATTACCAGATGCAGTGTTCCAGCAAGCCGGGAGAGAATGTTCTTGACCTGTTCGCGGGGTCTGGCACAACGATCATGGCAGCGGAGCAGAATGGCAGACACGCTTTCTGCATGGAGTATGATCCGAAGTATGCAGACGTCATTGTTGACCGGTGGGAGAAGTTCACCGGAAAGAAGGCGGTGCTTCTGCATGACTGATGCTCAGGCGACTGCACGAAGGATGTTGAAGAAAAACCATCAGTATTTATCCACACAGCAAATGAAAACACTGAACGGGCTGATTAAGTCCGGCGATATTACAGGGGCCATGAATGGCCTGCATACATTGGTGGCAAGAAATCTGACTGCGAGAAAGAAATCTCTGGCATGATCGAATCTTAAGGAATGGAGGGGTGGAAGTGGCGCGGACTGGAAGGCCGAAAAAGGTAATAAATCAAAAGCTGTTTGAGAACCTATGCGGTATCCAGTGCACGGAAGCAGAAATCTGCGGGGTGCTTGAGTGCAGCGCGGACACCCTGAATCGATGGTGCAAACGGACGTATAAAATGACTTTTGCGGACACATATAAAAGCAAGAGTCAGGTAGGAAAGTCGAGCCTGCGGAGAGCGCAGTGGAATCTGGCCCAAAAGAACGCAAGCATGGCTATTTGGCTGGGGAAACAGTACCTTGAGCAAAAAGATATTGTGGAGCAGAACGTCAATGCGGACGGTGTCAAGGTGATTATCGATGTCTGATGTTTTCTTGTCAGAAAAGATCGGTCCTGCGTTTTATAGCATTGCACATGACATTTTTAGGCATGGACATACGCACTACGATTTCAGCGGCGGGCGTGGCTCACTGAAATCCTCCACAATATCAATTCTTGTACCGCTTTTGCTGGTTGGCAATCCGGGAACGCATGCGCTTGTGTTGCGCAAGGTGGCAAATACAATCCGCGATAGCGTTTATGCACAGTATATCTGGGCAATCGGCGAGCTGGGCATGGCGGCGTATTGGGAAGCGAAAGTATCCCCGATGGAGCTGATCTATAAGCCGACAGGCCAGAAGATTATGTTTCGCGGCGCTGATGACCCGATGAAGATCAAATCTATCAAAGTCCCGTTTGGCTATATCGCCGTGACGCACTTTGAAGAAAAAGATCAGTTTGCCGGACGTGCGGAAATCCGAACTATTTTACAGTCCACCATGCGCGGCGGCTCAATGTTCTGGAATTTTGAAAGCTATAACCCACCTATATCGCGCGATAACTGGGCGAACAAAGACAGCTTGGAGGAACGGGATGACCGCTTGTGTCATAAGTCTACGTATCTGCAAGCACCGCCTGAGTGGTTGGGAGAACAGTTTCTTGCAGAAGCGGAACACCTAAAAGAGACGGACGAGCGAGCATATCAGCACGAATATCTCGGTATCCCGGTAGGGACCGGTGGAAATGTGTTTGACAAGCTGGAACTGCGGGAGATTACCGATGAAGAAGTCAAGAGTTTCGACCGCATCTATCAGGGGGTGGACTTCGGCTGGTTCCCAGACCCGTTTGCTTTTATCCGGCTACATTATGATCGGGCGCGAGAGACCATCTATCTGCTGGACGAGATTTACCAAAACAAATTATCCAACGAGCAAAGCGCGACCATGATTAAGCAGCGCGGATATAACAACATTAGGACAATCTGCGACAACGCCGAGCCGAAGAGCGTTGCCGATCTCCGCGCAATGGGGCTACCTGCGTATGAAGCGGTCAAAGGCCCCGGCTCTGTGGAATATGGCATGAAGTTTTTGCAGCGGAGAACGATTGTTATTGATAGGCGACGCACACCGCACGCTTACGATGAATTTGTTGGATACGAATACGAACGAAACAAAGACGGTGACATTATCAGCGGATACCCAGACGCGAACAACCACCTGATTGACGCGACTCGGTATGCGTTGGAGCCTGTCAGCCGCAGAATGGGAGTTATTGCATGAGCAGTGCAGTTATCCAAAAGTTAAAAGAGCTTGGCTATACAACGATCCCTGAAGAGTTTTATGGGCAAGTTGATCTGTGGGAATCGTGGTACGTTGGTAAAGTGAAGGGATTCCACCAGTACCGCAGATATAACGGCCACAAGTGGACTAAACACAATAGAGCAACGCTCAGCATGGGGAAAAAGGTCTGCGAGGACTGGGCGAACCTGCTCATGAACGAAAAAGTCAAGATCACGCTTGAGGGCAAAAAGGAACAGGATTTCATCGATCGCGTTTTGGCGGAGAACAATTTTACCGTCAAAGCTAATGAGATGCAGGAGATGAAATCCGCACTGGGGACGGTGGCATATATCCCCCGCGTGACGGGGCAGGGCGTGACGGATTCCGGAGAGATCATCCCCGGTGACGCGTCCAGCATTGCGATTGATTATGCCACGATGCATGACATTTACCCACTTGCATGGCAGAACGGCTTTATTTATGATTGCGCTTTTACTTCCAGGGTTACGCGAGGCGGAAAGGATTATGTGTATTTCCAGATCCACCGCAGAGCGAATGATGGGACGTATGTAATCGAAAACCGAATTTACCGATACCAGAACGAACAGTTGTCCGATGAAGATTTAAAGAATGTCCCCGGGTTTGAGCGCATCCCCCCTGTTGTATACACCGGAAGCAATAAACGGCAGTTTGTAATTGACAAGCCAAACATTGCAAACAACTTTAATTATCTTCTGCCTGTTGGCATTTCCGTTTTTGCAAATTCCATTGATGTTCTTCGTGGTGTTGATACTGCGTATGATTGCTACGTCAATGAGTTTGAAAACGGCCCCATGATGATGATGGTCAAAATGCCAGCGACAAAGTATGAAGACGGTGAACCGACACTGGATGACAATGACAGGCGGTTTTACCTTCTTCCAGAAGATACACAGCAGGGGAGCGTTGTTGAGACCGTTGCACCGGAACTTCGAACGGCTGCGCTGAATGTCGGCCTGCAAGACCAGCTCAATATGCTTTCCAGCAAATGCGGGTTTGGTGAAACCTATTATCGATTCGATGGCGGCAGCATGGCAACGGCCACGCAGGTAATCAGCGAAAATAGTACCATGTTCCGCACGATCAAAAAGCATGAAGTCATTTTGGAAAGTGCTCTGGTTGAGCTTTGTAGGGTCCTTCTACGGCTTGGTAATAAGGCGTTGGGCGCAGGGCTTGACGAAAATGTTGAAATCAGCATTGATTTTGATGATTCCATCATTGAGGACAAGCAAAGCGAATTTGCCCGTGACCTGCAAATGCTCAACGCAGGGATTATGAACGCTTGGGAATTCCGGGCAAAATACATGAACGAGGACGAAGCCACCGCAAAGGCAGCGCTGCCAAAGGCACAGGACATGGTGACCGAGGAAGAAACGGAGGTCGAGTAATGGGATTTGGAGAAAATACTGGGACTTTTGGGGTTGTGAAAAATGAGCCGGTATCCATTTACCCCGGAACTACTTGATGCGCTCCCAGAGGATCTGGCAGAACTGTTCCGGGCGCTTGAACTTGTGTTGCTGAATGAAATCTGTTCCCGGTTGAAAGCTGCGGATGAACTGAACGAGGTAACGGTGCAGGACATCCGGGCACTGCGGTCTCACGGCATCGACCTAAATGAAATCAAGAAAGCAATCCGCGAAACTTCCGGCATCAGCAAAACGAAGCTGGACAAGCTGCTGGGCGATGTGGTCGCAAGGAACCAACAGTATTACACTGACCTGATTGACCTTGCGCATATCACACAGCCTGAGACACTGGTTGACGCTGCGGAAGTGGCGGCGATCAGGACACAGACACTTGATACATTCCACAATCTGACCGCATCCATGGGCTTCCTGGTGGACGCTGGGCGTACAATGCTCCCACCTGCCAAAGCGTACCAATGGGCACTTGACAGCGCAGCGTTGCAGGTGCAAAGCGGTGCAATTAACTACAATCAGGCAATTAAAACGGCGGTAAAGGAACTTGCGGATAGCGGTCTGAAAGTGGTTGACTATGAAAGCGTCCATCGGGATCATATCGATGTTGCCGTGCGAAGAGCCGTAATGACCGGCGTATCTCAAATCTGCGCCAAGTATACGGAGCAATCCGCAGAATATCTGGATACACCATATTTTGAAGTTTCGGCCCATGTTGGCGCACGAGATAAGCCAGGACCGTCACCATGGTCATCGCATAAGGATTGGCACGGCCGTGTTTACAGCGTCCGTACTGGGGACATTTACCCGAGCATTTATGACGTTTGCGGCCTGGGCGCTGTTGACGGCTTGGAAGGGGCCAACTGCCGCCACAGGCGGTTCCCATGGGTTGAGGGCGTGTCCGAGCGCACTTACACGGATGAACAGTTGGAACACATCGATGATGGCCATGGATGCACGTTTGATGGCAAGGATTACACTGCATACGAGGCAACCCAAATGCAGCGCCGTATTGAGCGTACGGTTAGAAAGCTAAAGCGTGAAAAAGCCGCCTACAAGGCCGCAGGATTGCATGAAGACGAGACTGCGGTAAACATACGGCTACGGCGGTTAAACGCTAAATACAAGGCGTTTAGTGCGGAAGCTGGCCTGCCGGAGCAACCGGAGCGGATGCGCGTCTATTTCACGGATGACGCAACGTTAAAAACGGCAAATGTCATGAAAGCGCATCGGGCGGAAGTGGCAGCGGCTAACGCTAAAGACGATAGAGACACTCTCGAGTTTTTCGGCGCAGACGCAAGAGATAACTTGAATTCTATTGTGAAAAGACGTACAATAAAGCTGGAAAATGGCTTTGCTTGCTTCCCGGACGGTGACCCGCTGAATGAAAACGTTAAAAGGGTAAAACCTCTTAAAACGTATTTTGACGTCGCTATGCACGGAAGCCAGACGGCAGTCGGATTTGGCACAAAAGAACTCAATATGTCACCGCGCTTACTTGCCGCAGTCATTCGGCATAGTAAGGGGTGGAACGGCCAGAAAGTTCGTTTGCTATCCTGTAGCACAGGCGCACGCATGGAAAACGATTATTGCTTTGCAGAAGAGCTGGCAAATGCACTTGGCGTTGAAGTAAAAGCCCCAGACGATGTGCTTTTTATTTCCGGTGCTGGCGTACTGAAAGTAGGAACGCATGGGGAAGGAAATATTTTGACGTTTACCCCAAATCAAAGAGGAAGGAGAAAGTGACATGGATTTCGGTTTTTTTAAAGGATTGCCATACAAGAATTCTATTGAGAATTTTGAAGACTATAAGAAATACAAAAATAGTATCCCCAAAGAAGCGATTTTAAGCCACATTTCCTCCCTCGATGCCGGGCTGACATCGCTGCCCAGTTTTGATATGTTTACTGGCGAAGAACTTCACGCAGGTATGTTTTGGGACGGTAAATTCACCTTTCCGTATGAGTTCCTGCATTACTACAAGAATTATGACATTGGCGTCCCCTATGAGTATGAAGCATATTTGAAAGAAATCGGGGTAGGCTAATGGATGATAAACTGATGCAGGCCATCGAGGCTATTATCCGGCGCGGCAATGACGCGGAGATCCGGCGCAAGGGCGACGGGTACATCGTGTTAGAGGTCAAGAAAACAATCAAATATTCAACTCCCGCGTAATTGGGCGCGGGAAAGGGCAATAGGAGCCAGCTGCTGAGTTTTCCTCGGCGGTTGGCTCTTTTGTTGTAATACGCAGTGGGGAATGACGCTGTGGAATAAAGGAGAATAAAAAATGGCAGACGAAATTAGGACTTTTGATGAAATACTGGCTGACCCCACCTACAAGGCGGAGTTTGACAGGCGAATCACAAAGGCGCTTTCGACTGTTCAGAGCAAGCTGGACGCGGAAGTGGAAAAAAACAAGCAGTTTTTAGCAAACGGCAACGCGGAAACGGACGCACTCAAAAAGGAGATCGAGGGCTACAAGTCCAAGATTGCCGATTATGACTACGCAGACGTTATCCGTAAAACGCTTTCTGAGAAAGGCGTGAAGTTTAGCTCTAAAGCTGCCGAGAAGGCGTATTTGGCAGACCTGAAAGCAAAGCATCTTGAGATCAAAGACGGCGCGCTTGATGGGTTTGACAAATGGCACGAGGAACAAGTCAGCGCCGATCCGTCCGCGTTTCAGGATGGCGTAAAAATTGACTGGTCCGCTGCTGTTGGCGGCGGTGAAAAGAAAACTGACACCAATGCCGCGATGAACAACCTGATTCGCGGCGCACTCAAGTAACGAAAAGGAGAAAACAATATGGCAAGTATTGATCGTTCCGCACTTTCTGGCCTGATCCCGGAACCCGTAACCCGCGAGATCATGCAGGGCGCTATCGCTGAATCTGCCGTTCTGCGCATGGGCCGCAGACTGGCGAATATGTCCAGCAAGACGCAGACCATCAATGTGCTCGACGCGCTTCCCTCCGCGTATTTCGTCAACGGCGAGGCTTCTGACAGTGGCGCCGGTGAGGCATTCAAGCAGACCACCAAGATGGCGTGGGACAAGAAGAAACTGTACGCCGAGGAGATCGCTGTTATCGTCCCCATCCCCGAGGCTGCTCTCGATGATGCGGACTATGACATTTGGGGCGAGGTCAAGCCCCGCCTGACCGAGGCTTTCGGCAATGTCATTGACGGCGCTATGCTGTTTGGCAAGAATAAGCCCAGCACCTGGCGTGATGGCATTGTGCCCTCTGCTATTGCTGCGGGAAATGGTGTTCCTGTCAGCTCTGACATTTACGCCGACATCATGGACGAGGGTGGTCTGATCTCCAAGGTCGAGCTGGACGGCTTCAATCCCAACGGCGTGATGTCCGCTATTCAGATGCGCGGCAAGCTCCGTGGGCTGAAAGACACCACCGGTCAGCCTATTTTCAAGACCGATATGCAGGGCGCTACCCGCTACGGCCTCAACGGCATGGACATGTACTTCCCCATGAACGGCGCGTTCGACCCTGCGCAAGCACAGATGATCGTCGGCGATTGGAGCCAGCTCGTCTATGCCATCCGCCAGGATATGACCTTCAAGGTGTTCACCGAGGGCGTTATCCAGGACCCCGCCACGAAGGAAATCGTTTACAACCTCATGCAGAACGATATGGTCGCGCTTCGTGCCGTCATGCGTCTCGGCTGGGAGATCGCAAACCCCATCAACGCGTACAATGCAGAAAAGACAAATCCGTTCCCGTTCTCCGTTTACGGCAAGGGCGGCGCTATTTCCACCGTTGCTGTGTCCCCTGCTACCGCCACCGTAAAGAAGGGCGAGAGCAAGCTGTTTACCGCCAAGGTTGACGGTGAGGGCATCATCAACGGCGAGGTTGAATGGTCTCAGGATGGAACCAAGAGCAAAATCAGCGATGAGGGTGTCCTGACTGTCTCCGCTACCGAAACCAAGGGCAGTATTACCGTTACCGCTAAGTCCAAGCAGGACGGCACAAAGACCGGAACTGCCACTGTCACTGTTTCTGGCTGATTTGAAAGGAGCTGACCCAATTGACATACGCTGATTACACATACTACTCCGGTGTCTATATGGGCACTGTAAGCAGTGGGGAGTTTCCGCGTCTGGCTGTCCGGGCCAGCTCCTTCCTCGATTATTTCACGCAGAACCGAGCCAAGGACAACGCGGATCTGGATGCGGTAAAGATGTGCTGCTGTGCGCTGGTTGACAAGTACGCGGTTATCGAAGCCGCGCAGGCGCTTGCAATGAAGAACCTTGCGACTGCTGCCGCTAATGATACAGAAGTCAAAAGCGAAACGGTTGGCGGTTATTCCCGCACACTGGCGACCGGCGGCGAATCTGCCGTTTCTGCGCTGAACGCTACGGATGGGGCAAGAAAGCTGCTTGCAGAGACCTGCATGGAGTATCTCGCCCATACTGGCTTGCTGTACCGAGGGAGGGGGTGCGGATCATGTACGCTCCCCACACTGTAACAATCTACAATCCGGTCAAAGAAACCGACAAGGAGACGTTTCAGGAAACGCAAAAGCTGTATGTGACCGTACTTCGTGGCGTGATGCTGCAAGCATCTAAAGCTGTTAACGTGCGCGAGAGCGGGCTTACCGGAGCGGATGCAGTTGACCTCTACATCCCGTTTGGCGTGGAAGCCGTGGACGGCTTTACCGGCAAGGTGAAAACCTATGTCGGTCCGCAGCGGTTTTACGCCGCAGAGGACAAAACCGACCTGTGGACGCTTTCTGTCAAAGGCAATGGTGGGACAACGTTTTTCATCAAAGGCGAGTTTGTGACAGACAATGAAACCGTGGCGCTGGCTCAGGACAATTGCTACACCGTGACCAAGGTTGACGAAAAGGATTTCGGTAGCGTTGATATGCAGCACTGGCAGGTCGGAGGCGTGTGATATGGCGTTAAAATTTTCCGTTCAGACGGACGGCATGGACGCTGTAAAAGAGGCCGTTTCCAAGGGCTGTGATCGCGCAGAACACGTTCTTGCGGTGCAGGTTGCAAAAGATACCGCCCCGTTCGTTCCTATGCTCACAGGCTCTCTGAGGACGCGTACAAAGGTAACGGGGAACACGGTTATTTACCCCGGGCCGTATGCCAGGTATTTGTACTATGGCAAGCTGTACGTTGATCCACTGACCGGAAGCTCTTATGCGCGGAAAGGCGTTACGAAGGTTCCAGCAGTGCCGGAAAAGGATTTGATTTTCCACAGAACCGGGACCTGCTCCCATTGGTTTGAAGCATCCAAAGCACAGAACATGGAGAAGTGGGTTCGTGTAGCAGAAAAGGCGGTGAAGCGTGATCTCTAAAGAAAAACCTATGATGCTGGCATCCAGCAGCGAAAAGGCAGACCTTGACCGTCTGATGCTGATTTGGGCGAACCGCTTCCCCGGTATTCCGGAGAATGTGGATCTGATCAAGTACGAGTATTTCGCGGCGAAAACGGTAGGTATGGCGCTTTCTTCCGTTCAGGGTGCCGTTATCACCAAGAAGTATATCTGCGGTGGGTATCAGGCGGAGTATTCGTTTGAAATCCACTACCAGATCGCACCACCCGGCAAGAGTGACGATACACGCTTGAAGGCGGTTGAAGTGCTGAACAAATTTGCGGACTGGGCGCAGATGCAGCGACCGGACATTGGAGAGGGCAGGCGCGCCCTCCGCGTTGAGACGTCTGCGTTTGCATCGTATCTCGGCGCGACAAGCGACCAATACGAGGACTACATGGTCCCGCTAAAACTGATTTACGAGGTGAATGTATAATGGCAGATTTAACTTTTGCGACGCCCGAAGGTCAGACCATTGACCGCGAGCTTTTGATCGCGTATCTGAATACCGGCTCTAAGGAATCTCCCACTTGGAGCGCCATCGGTAAGCGCGTGGAGGATTCCAGCGAAGAGATGGACTGGGGTCAGGAGAGCAAACAGGACATCCTGGGCAACACTTTCACCACCATGAAGAAGCCCGTTATTTCCCAGACCTTTGATCCCATCCCTATGGATTCTGGTGACGCTGCTGCGGTGAAGATGTGGAACCTTGCCGTCAAGGATCATGACGCACAGGCTCTTGCCAATCAGGATATGATGATTGGACACTTCTATGCTACGTCCGGCGAGGCGAAGTTTGCCGAGCGGTATGATTCCTGTGCTATTGCCGTGACCGGCATCGGCGGTGACGGCGGCGGTACGCTCAACATCACGAGCGAGATTACCTACGGCGGCAATCGTACGCTGGGCACCATTACCAAGGATACCAGTGGCGTGACCTTTACGGCAGGGGCTTAAAACAAAGGGGCGGGCGCAAACCCGCCCCAATTTCGGAGGCTATTATGAAAGACCTGATTTTCGATACCGGTTTAGTTACCTACAACATCAACGGCAAATGCGAATTCTCTTTTAACCCCACCGACAGCGCCTTTGTGGAAAAGCTGTTTAATGCCTTTGATATCCTCGACAAGAAGCAGGATGCGTACAAGGCAGAGGTGGAAAAGACCGCCAACAAGCGGGAAGTTTTTGAAACCGCCCGGAAGATGGACGAGGAAATGCGTGAGATCATCAACGATGTGTTCGGCTTTGACATTTGCTCTGCCCTGTTCGGCGAGATGAACGTATACGCGCTGGCGGACGGCCTGCCGGTGTGGGCGAACCTGATGCTTGCCATCATGGATGAGGTTGACACCACCTTTGCCCGTGAACAGAAAGCCACCAACCCCCGCGTGAGCAAGTATACGAAGAAGTACCACAAATGAGGTACGATCTGCCGACTGCCGTAGAGGTAAACGGCGCTGAGTACCAGATACGCTCTGACTATCGCGATATCCTAACGATCATTGAGGCACTGTCTGACGCTGAGTTGTCGGAGGAAGAAAAGGCCGAGGCCATGCTTGACATTTTCTATCCAGACTTTGCGGAAATGCCGCAGAGCGACTACGAGGAAGCGATCAAGCAATGCGCAAAATTTATCAACTGCGGCGAAGAGCAGCATGAGGAAAAGCGTGGGCCAAAGCTGATGGACTGGCAGCAGGACTTCCCTCTGATCGTTGCCCCAGTCAACCGCGTTCTGGGACAAGAAGTCAGATCCGTTGAGTATCTGCACTGGTGGACGTGGGTATCCGCGTATCAGGAAATCGGGGATTGCACTTTTGCCCAGGTTGTGGGAATCCGCAATAAAAAGGCAAAGGGGAAGAAACTGGATAAAAGCGAACAGGAGTTTTACAAGCAGAACCGGCACCTGGTTGACTTCAAGCGGCAGTATACGGAACAGGACGAGGACGTTATCAGCAAATGGATATAAAAACCGCCCTCCGGAGAGGGCGGCGCGTTAAATGGTTTTCATAGCTTTTGCAATTTCTTCCGCCTGTTGCCGCATGGCATCGGATTTGTTTTTCTCCATAGCCGAAATTGCGGAGTCTCTAAAAACGCCGGGTGATTTTGTGCTTGTAAACAAAAGCCGATCCGATGAAGTATCAATTTGCAATGCCCCATATCTATACTCTCGCCATGACGATTTTACGGACACCCCGTTTATCTTGTTAATCGGAATATCTACTGAAATCTTTTTTGGTACCGAAACGCGAACAATAAGGCGCTTGTTTGTCAAAACAACATGGTTCATGGTCAGCCTAAAAATTTCGTATAAGATCGGGAATGCAAAGACCCAAGGGACGAAAAACCATGCGTCCTCCATCTGCATTAAAGAAGCCTTGTATACGGCAAATGCAAATAAAATACACCACGAGATAAGCGGGACACAAGAAAATTTGAGTGTGTCGATGACTTCTTCATCCGGCAAAAGAACTGCTGTTTGCCCTTTTTCCATGGGAATCTCCTTTTTCTTTGCTGGTGTCGAAAAATCCCAATCACATTTTTCAATCTTTCGCTTGTAGTATGAAACTTCTTTTCTTGAGTAGTCATAACCCGGCAAATCGTTGATGTATTTTGCAACGAGTTTAATATCTGCGCTTGAGTAATTCGTGCATTTTTTTAAGTATGTAGAGATTTCAAAAGCTGAAAGATACACGGTTGCTACAATATTGACGTCAATTTTATTCCCATTTTTATCAAATAGATTACCACACATTTGGGGGACACGATCTTCCATTGATACCAACTCCTTTTATCAAGCATAACACAAAATGCATAAAAAGCAAGGGAAAGAAGGCGATTGCATGGCAGACGGTTCCATTGTCATCAAAGCTGATGTCGATGATAAACGGGCACAAAACGAACTAAACCGACTTACTAAAAAAATAGATTCGCTCAATGAAAAAATAAGCGATAAAAAGCAGCAGGCAATGCCACTCGTGGAGCAATCAAGGCAGATCGCCGCAAATCTCGATGAAGCTAAATCTAAGCTGTCGCAAATGAAAAGCGGAAACGAATTTTTTACATCAAGTGCGATTAAAGACCAGGAACAAACCGTGGAAACGCTGCAAAAAGAATGGAATGGTGTGCAAAAAAGGGTTGAGGCTGCAGATGCGTCCATTGCCAAAGATACCAGAAGCCTTGAACGAATGAGTAACCGGGCGGGAGAACTTTCTGCGCAGATTGCTGGCACAAGTAAGAGTTCTACTGCGCTGGCCGCTGCAAGCAAAAAAGCAGATAAATATATGGACCGATTTTCTCGCAGAGTAAAAGGGCTTGTCCGCCGCGTGTTTGTGTTTGGCTTAATTGTGCAAGGACTCCGTTCCGTGCGCGAATGGCTCGGGAAGGCGGTTAAAACCAACGATCAGGCCACAAAAGCGATATCGCGATTAAAAGGTGCTTTGCTAACACTCGCACAGCCGTTTGTAAATGTTTTGCTTCCGGCGTTTACATCATTCGTGAATTTGCTAACCCAATTTGTGACTGCTATGGCAAAAATTACAGCGGTTTTGTTTGGGTCGACGATTGACCAAACAAAAAAAGAAGCGGAGAACCTCTACAAAGAATCAGACGCTTTAAACGAAACGAGCGAATCGGCAAAAAAGGCGGGCAAAGCGCTTGCCTCGTTTGATGAGATTAACAAATTAGGTGGAGACAATAAGGACAAAACAGAACCGGATTTTAATTTTTCTGAAAATGAAAATTGGCTCGATAAAATGCTTGGAAGCGCAGCGGAAAAAGTTGCAAGCGCTTTGATCTTAGCGGGCATTGCCTTTATTGCCATCGGTGCATCGGTCGGCAGCATTAAGATGGTTATAACGGGATTGCTTCTCATTGGCGCTGGGCTTTTTGTCGCAGAGGAAACCGGAGTTTTGCAATCCTGGGTGGATACACTTGGCCTCAATAATGTTGCGGAATTTATTGTGACGGCTGTGATCCTTGCTGGCATTGCAATGGTTGCAATCGGAGCGGCAACGGGAAACATCCTCCTTGTGATTGCTGGACTTCTGCTGATTGGACTTGCCGTTCTTTATGCAAAAAACAGCGGCATGATGGATGATTGGGCAGAAACGCTTGGGCTTAATCGCGCCGCATCTTTTATTACGGCAGCATTGTTGATCGCTGGCTTTGCGTTAATCGCCATTGGTGCGGCTACCGGAAATATTTTGATGGTGGTTGCCGGAATTGCTTTAATAGCTATTGGCATTTATGTCGGTGTAAAAAGCGGAACGTTTACAGACTGGGCAAGCGCGCTCAAATTAGATTCGGCTTTTGGATATGTGACAGCAGCTATGCAAATCGCCGGAATCGCTATGATCGCCATCGGCGCGGCAATGGGAAACATCGTGATCGTACTTGCGGGTGCGGCGCTATTAGGGTTTGGCATTGCGGCAGAAGTCATTGGGCAAGAAAGGCTTGAGGCATGGTGGGAGAAGTTAAAGCTGACCTCCGTTGCACAGTGGATATCTGTTGCGCTTCTTCTTGGCGGTATTGCATTGGTCGCATTTGCGGCGGCTACGGCGAACCCGATTCTTTTGGCAGTTGGACTTGGCATTCTTGGCATGGGGATAACTGCAGCAATAAATGAGGGCCACCTAAAGAACTGGGTTGAAACACTTGGCTTGAATAAGGTCGTTGGCTGGGTATCTGTTGCCCTTATGCTTGCCGGAATTGCCCTTATTGCATTTGGCGCAATGACCATGAACATCTTTATGCTTTTGGCTGGCGCTGCTTTGCTTGCAAGTGGCGTCGCAGTAGGAACAACCACAAACAAATTTCAAAGCTGGGTCGAAACTCTGCACCTGAATGAAGTTTCCGGATGGGTGTCTACGGCAATGCTTTTGCTGGGCATCGCTCTTGTGGCTATTGGTGCTATGACGCTGAATGTCCCAATGCTTTTAGCTGGTGCGGCGCTGCTTGGCGTTGGGATTGCTTCAAAAGCAGGTGGGTTTAACTCTGCAAAATCTGTTTCTGGCGGAAATCCGGCGGCACGGTCCGCTATGCCTACAATTAGCCCTGCATCCGTTCCGCGTTTGGCGACCGGCGCAGTGATCCCCCCAAACCGTGAGTTTTTGGCGGTTCTGGGCGATCAGAAGCAGGGAAACAACATTGAAGCCCCGGAATCTGCCATTGAGGCGGCGGTAGCACGTGGCATGGCTCAGTATGGCGGCGGCAATCAGACGGCCATTCTCAAGATTGGCGAACAAGAATTGGGCCGCATCATCTTCAAGCTGAACAAAGACCAGACGCAGCGCGTCGGCATTAAAGTGACCTAAAGGCGGTGGGTATGAATTACATCAAAATTAACGGGACTTCATTTGATGTGAATGTTGCGATCTCCAAGTACAACGAAAATTTCAGCGTTCTCGATGGGGAGAACGCTGGGAGATCGAAAGACACAGGCCGGATGATCCGCGATGTTCTGGGGACGTACATTGGGCATAAGGTAACTGTTTTCCGCAGAGGGGACGATTACAGAAGCTATGATGCGTTCTGGAACTATCTCAAAGCCCATTCCATTGACGATTCCGTTTTGCTTGAAGCTGCGGACGGCAACACAACTATTTCCTATCGCGCATACTACACCAGCGCATCGCACGATATCGAAAAGGTTGAAAATGGAATCAATTATTGGGGTGAAATTGAAATCCATTTCATCCCCATCGCACCGCAAATCACGCGGTAAGGAGGGCTTATGGATTATGTAATGGTCGGCCCTTATCAATTTGACCGGGATGCGTCTAAGGACGATATGCGGCTGGATTACTGCTCATTGTTTCAAGAAGTGGCATTGGATGAAAGCAGTCTTTCGTTCGATACGGTCAGCATAGAGGTTTGCACTAAAACAATAGGCACACAGCTTTCTGCGCTCCCCAATAACACCCCCATCATTGTTTACAGAGGCGGCGAAATCAAAGCAAGATTTGTAAGCAGCGGCGTTTCCCGTATCGGGCCTGTCACTTATCAACTTACAGGGCGGTCTCCTATGGGCGCGCTTACCGGCATGGTGCATACTGGCGGCATTTACACAGGCCAGACCGTGGAAGAGGTTGTAAAAGAAATCTGCGGCAACATTCCCGCGCTGATAAAAAGCGTGTACGCCGGAGTTAAACTTTACGGCTGGCTTCCTTATGCGGATGGGAAAGAACGCTCTGCACGAGACAACCTCGCACAAGTTCTTTTTGCCATTGGGGCTTATCTCCGCACAGACCTGAACGGTGTTTTGAGGATTGAACCCTTGTGGGACGGTACGGCATCGTTGATTAATGTCGACCGTTCTTACACCGGAGGAACCGTGAAATACGATTCTCCCATCTCCGCCGTGACGGTGACGGAACACCAGTATGTGGCGGGTACAGAAGTAAAGGAACTATTTTCCGGCACAGCGCAGAATGGCGATATCATCACATTCTCCGAGCCGATGCACTCCCTCTCTGCGACTGGCTTCACAATCTTGGAAAGCGGTGCGAACTACGCCAAGATCTCCGCTGGCACTGGCGCACTGACCGGCAAGGCGTATATCCATAACACCCGCCTAATCACGCAGCCTGTGACGGCAGGCGCGGCGGAAAACGTGAAGTCCGTTACGGATGCCACACTTGTATCTCTGGTAAACTCCTACGCCGTGGCGAAGCGTCTTGCGGACTATTACCGATGCCGCGAAACTATCACCAATGACATTGTAAGCGGGCACGAGAAACCGGGCCATGTTGTGAGCGTATATCATCCGTATGACAAGAAAATGGTTTCTGCGTGTATCCAGTCTTTGGACACCACCATGAGTGCGACGCTGAAAAGCAGCATGGAGGCGTTGGTTGGCTTTACCCCGGCGCAACCGGAATCTGCGGAGTATTTTGACGAGCGTGTAGTTCTCACCGGCTCCGGCGAGTGGCAAGTGCCTGAGAATGTGACCGCAATCACGGCAGTTTTGATCGGCGGTGCGCAGGGCGGCTACTGCGGCCACGGCGGCAATCCGGCGGAGGCGAAAACGGAAAGCTACACAGAAACGATCCTTGGATCGCTGCTCCAGCACAACACGGACAAGTGGGCGCTGGGTGGCAAGGGCGGCCTTGGCGGCGATCCCGGCTCCGGCGGTAAAATTTTGCAAGCGACGTTTGACGTGACTCCCGCGCAAAAGTTTTCTTATGCCTGCGGCGTTGGCGGGTTTGGCGCGGCGTTTGACGCGAACAACTGGGCCAACACGCCCAACACGCCGGGAGCAGAAGGGACAAAAACCACCTTCGGCAGTCTCGACAGCTCCACCGGGTCAACATCCGATATCGGCTACACAGATCCGGTGACCGGCGAGGTGTTTGCCGCGAAAGGCGAGCAGGGCATTGCCGGTGGTGACGGTGCGGGCATGAACCCGAATCACGGGGACAATGACCGGCATATCCCGCTGAAATCCACATCCGTTGTGGATGAGGACGGCCATGTGTGGGAGGGTGGTGCTACAAAGGTTAACGATAACGGCATTGTGCTCCCCAGCGCTGGAGATGAGCAGAGTTTCACTGGCGATTTGGGGGAAGGCTATTGCGGTGGTGCAGTTTCGTATAACTGCGGCAGTGGCGCTGCCGCCGGTGCGAACGGCAATCCCGGAAATGCAGCAGGGTCTTTCCGGCTGGTAGCGGTCCCGTCCAGAGGCATGCCCAAAACGTCCATCACTGTGACGGCAAGCGGTTCCGCGTCCGTAAACGGTGCGGATGCAACCCTTGTCCCCAAGAAACCCACCATTTATGGCAAAGGCGGCAGGGGCGGCTACGGTGGCGGCGGCGACGGCGCTACTGGCATTAGTCAGACCTATTACGGCGGCAGCAAAAGCGGCACACTCAACAACTACCCGGGCAGCGTCCGCACCACCGGCAGCAACGGCGCACAGGGCGGCCCCGGCGGCGATGGTTGCATCATCCTGTACTACCGCAAACCGAAGCCGGTGCAGTCCGGCGCATTGAAAACAAGCGATGGCCGCGACCTGCTGGACGCCCTCGACCGCAGAATGATCGTATAAGGAGGTGCGCTATGCCGAACGATTATTACACCATGATTTTCACAGGCGAAAAAACGGACGAGCTGCTGAAGCGCGTGGACGATGGGGAGATCATCATCCCATCCTCCACGGCGGGAAGCACGAAGAAATTCAAGCTGACGGTAGACGATACCGGCACCGTCAGCGCCACGGAGGTGACGTCCTGATGGTACAGGGTGATGCGTACAGCATCGATATCACGATCAAAAACCTGGGCGAGGCGATCCCGATTGAAACCGTGGAGAAGGTGGAGGTCACTCTGCTGAACCTGACGCGGTCTTATCCGGAGGAGGTCACCTATTCGGACGGGAAATTTCACTTCCCGGTCACCCAAACGGAGACCTTCAAGCTTCCCCCGGTGTGCCCCATGCAGGTCCGGGTGAAGTTTACCGGCGGGGACGTGGTAGGCTCCATGATCCAGATGGTGGAGGTGGCCGGGGCGATCAGTAAGGCGGTGCTGTGATGCTTACCTTTGAGCTGCAGCCACGCGAGGCCCTTGAGATCTCCTTTGCCGTGTCCATTGTCGCGGGAAAGGGAGACCCCTACACCGGAGCCTACAAGGTGACGCCCAAGATCTACGGCCCGGTGGTGCTGGAAACAAAGGACAAGTCCATGGCGGACGATGTGACGGTCTTAAAAATCCCCCAATTTGAGGTGTCCAACGAGGCCGGGGGAAATACATTGATTATGGGAGACGAATATTATGGCGGATAAGTACATCAACAAGGTCATCATCGGCAATGACGTCAAGCTGGACCTCACCGCTGACGATATCACTGCCGACAAACTGGCGAAGGGCATCAAAGCCCATGACAAGAGCGGCGCGCCCATTGTGGGCACCAGCACCTTCGACTCCGATACCTCCGAGGACACCGCCGTCGCTGCGGAGATCCTTCTGGGGAAAACGGCCCACGCGAAAGGCGCGAAGCTGGTCGGCACCATGCCGAATCAGGGCGGCAAGACCCTTGACATCACGGACAAGGCGGCCCCCGTGTCCATCCCCATGGGCTTCCATGACGGCTCCGGCAAAGCACAGATCGCGGAGGCGGAGGCGGCGAAGCTGATCCCCGCCAACATCCGGGAGGGCATCACGGTCTTGGGCGTGGCCGGTACCATGAGCGGCAGCGAGGGCATGAAGGCGCAGGCCAAGAGCGCCACACCCACCTTTGCCCAGCAGGAGATTTTACCGGATGAGGGCTACAACTGCCTGTCCTCCGTCACTGTGGCGGCGATCCCTGTCAGCTACACCGACAACGAGCAGGGAGGCCAGACCCTGAAAGTAGGTGCGTAAGGATGGCGGTCAACAAGGTCGAGGTAAACGGTGAGACGAAGCTGGATCTGACGCAGGACACCGTGACCCCGGAGAATCTGCTCTCCGGGGCCACCGCCCACAATGCGGCGGGGGAGCGGATCAGCGGCGCGGTGGCACCTGTCCGATACGATGTTGCTCAGGACCTGACCTCTAAGCAACAAAAGCAGGCCCGGGACAACATCGGCGCGGCGTCTCTGGGCACGGACGGCAAGGTGCCTGCAAGCCAGCTGCCGGAAATTTCTTCCGTCAAGACCTACACCGCCACCATCGGAACTACGTGGGTGGAGGATGAAAACACCGGCGTAAAAACCCAGAGTGTTGCCATCGCCGGGGTGACAGCCCAGAGCACCGCCATGGTGGATCATGTGTACACCGGCAGCGGAACCTCCGACGATTATGCGGCGTTCGTGGAGGCGGAAAACCAGTATCTCACCTGCATTACCAACGGCTACGCCGAGACCTATGACGGCGGCATCAAGTTTACCATCTTCGGGGATGCCAACACGGTTGCGATCCCCATTGTTGCGGAGGTGAGCTGATGGGCCATGTAACAGTAGTTGGTGGGTGCAGAGCGAAAGCACCGTCAACCGGCATTTTGGCAAGCACTTTGCCGGTGGGGTCTACGGTCAAACTCATGGAAAACGGCGCGGCTGTTGAATACTTGGTTGTCAACCAAGGGATTCCCAGTAATTCCAGCCTGTATGACGCAAGCTGTGACGGGACGTGGCTGCTGAGGAAGGATATTCATAATATTACCAGGGTTTGGGATATAGCAGATGTGAACAAATATGAAATTAGCGCAACCAACACTTGGTTGAATGGGGGCTACTTTAGCAGCTTAGGGACAGTTGAACAAGCAACAATCAAACAGGTTAAGATTCCATATCGCAAGGACGGCGGTTCGGGCGGTTCGGATCAGAGCGGGGTGAACGGTCTGCTCTGCAAGATTTTCCTATTGGGTGGTTATGAGGTTGGCTTCACAACCAGTGATAGACGATACCTCCCAGTAGATGGCGCGAAGTTGTCCTACTTTGAGTCCGGGTTTGGCACGTCCGCCAGCAACAAGCGTATTGCAAATCTGAATGGTTTAGCCACTGCGTGGTGGTTCCGCTCCCCGTACATAAAAGACACCAACTCTGCGTGGCTTGCCACCGACACCGGCGGCTGTAACAGCATTATTGTATCCATAGAGAACGGCATCCGCCCCGCCCTGATTCTCCCCAAAACCGCCCTGTTTGACACATCCACATTGATTTTAAAGGGGGTGGCATAATGGGACACGTTTTATTTCTCCGGAAGGGCGAACGGCACACCACCCCCATTCCTTTACCGGCTGGCTACACGAAGCTGGCGTATATTCAAAGCAGTGGAACGCAATACATTGATTCAGGCTTAAAACCAAACCAAAATATGCGTGTTGTTGTGAAGTTATCTACGTCAGAAACCGGAAGTCATACAGTGTTTGGGGCGGATCTTAGCTGGACTGATGATGGCTTTGCGCTTGGTGTTGGATTTACCCATTATGGAAAAGAGACCGGAACAATTTCCGGGTTGAATAACGGATCTCCGCATGAGGTTGATTTTAACAAAAACATTATCTCTATGGATGGATCAACTGTTCTGACTATGGGGGCTTCGACATTTTCTATTCCATACAATTTGGTTCTGTTTGCAAATAACCGCGCCGGGGGGATTCAGGAAAAAACAACGATGGCGCTCTATTATTGCAGGATTTTTGATGGAGACACCCTCCTGCGCGACTATATCCCCTGCATCAACGCATCCGGTTCGGTGGGGCTGTATGACTTAGTGGGCAGGCAGTTCTACGGCAACGCCGGGACAGGGGTATTTACAGGAAGCGAGGTGGCATAATGGGCAAGGTGATTATGAGCGGCATTGTACCGACGCTGAAAGCACCGGTGACGGGGATTCTGGCGCAGGATATTGCCGTTGGCTCTACCGTCAAGCTGATGGAGGGCGGCGCAGCGGTGGAGTATCTGGTGGTGAATCAGGGCATCCCTGAAAACAGCAGTCTGTATGACGCAAGCTGTGACGGGACGTGGCTGCTGAGGAAGGATATTCATAGCGAAAGACAATGGAACAGTTCAAATGTCAATGATTATGCAAATAGCACTATCAATACCTGGCTAAATGGAGACTTTTTCAACAGCTTTGGGAGCGTAGAACAAGCGGCTATCAAGCAGGTAAAAATTCCGTATCGGGCTGGTGGCGGCTCCAACGGCTCCGACCAGAGCGGAGCAAACGGCCTGTCCTGCAAGGTGTTCTTGTTGAGTGGTTACGAGGTTGGCTTCATGACCAGCGACAACGATTACTTCCCGGTGGACGGTGCGAAACTGGACTACTTCGACGCAAGTAGCTCCAAGCGTATCGCGTACCTGAACGGCTTGGAAACCATCTGGTGGCTTCGCTCCCCGCGCACCGACGGCACCAGACGTGCGTGGTGCGTCCAAACCATTGGCATCCCCGGCGGTGGCGACACAAGAGACCCGGCTGGCATCCGCCCCGCCCTGATTCTCCCCGGCAATGCACTATTTGACAAAACTACCATGCTCTTAAAGGGCGTAAAGTAACGGGGAAAGCCGGAGGTTAATCCTCCGGCAAATCCCACAGGGCTTCCGACGCGGCTTGCTGGGCGACGATTTTGTGCTTGAGTTCGTCCAGCTCGTCCAGCAGCTTTACGGTCATGTAGTAGAGTTCTTCGTAGGCTTGGCGCTGTGCTTCGGTCATGGTGTTCACCTCCTTTGACGGGATGATACCACAGAAGCCGTGTCGGAATGCGTCGGAATTTGGGCCTTAAAACTGCAACTTTTAAGGAGTTAGAAATGGAAATTTTACAAATCGTTCTGACCGCTGCTACCGGCTCCGGTGTGACTGCCATCATCCTCGCCATTTTACAGCGGAAATGGGCCAAGGATGACAAAAGCGATGCCATCGTGGAGGCTTTAAAGGTTCTTATGGTGGATCGCGTCCGACATTTGGGGCAGGCGTACATCGCGGCTGGCTCCATCAGCCTGTCGGACAAAGAAGCCTTGGGAGAGATGCACCGTGCGTACAAGGCGCTGGGGGGCAACGGGCATCTCAACACGATCATGGCGGAGGTGGAGGACCTACCGCTGAGAAAGGAGTAAAACTATGGAAAACATTAAGAAACGGCTGGGGAATCTTCTCGCGGTGAAGTCACTCGTGACCATCACCCTGACGGTGGTGTTCGCGGTGCTGGCTCTGCGGGAGAGCATTAGCGGCAGCGAGTTCCTGACCATCTTCACGGTGGTCATCGGCTTCTACTTCGGCACCCAGCGGGTGGCGGAAGACAAGAACAGTTGAAAACGGTTGAAGAATCAACCGAAAAATTTGAAAGGGGACATATTATGAACAAGATCTACGAGAACATCATCAACGAGGGCAAGAAGAACGGCAAGACCATCGAGGCTATCAACGCCGAACTGAAGGCGGCTGGTGCCAACTTCCACCTGAATCCCGACGGCGGCGTGGCCAACTGGACTGAGGCGGAAATGGCCGAGGGCTTCGTCCCCGCCGAGAAGGAGCCGGAGGACGTGAAGCACCTGCATGACTATATGCGGTACGATGTCACGAGGGCCGGTCAGACCGTGCGGGTGGAGACCCCGGAAGGCACCTACGACATTACGTGGGACGAGGGCGGTCATCCTGAGAAGGCTGTGAGAGTCAATGGTTGATACGTTCGACTGCGCGAGAGCGCAGATCTACCACAACACCGGCAAGCTGACCCCGGCGCAGATCAAGGCCAAGACCGGCTGCACCCACATTATCAACGGCTATCTGTTCAATGGGAAATTTCAGCCGGTGGGCTGGACGGTGATCGACGGCAAGGTCATCAGCCGGGACAAATACCAGGACTGGGGTGTGTCCATTGGCAGTGACGGCAAGCCGCAGATGCTGACGGACCGGAGCGGATCGTTTTTGTCCGGCGTGCCCATCCTCAAGGCCGGGTCTAAGCTCTACCGGGGCCTGACCGCCGACGTGGCCCGGCCTGCTGCCCGGACGGCGGTGGGCTGGATGCCCAACGGCAAGGTATGCCTGTGGTGCGACAAGACCAGCCTGACCCGTGAGCAGCTCCAGAACAAGTTGCTGGGGCTTGGCGTAGTGGATGCCCTCATGCTGGACGGTGGCGGCTCAACCCAGGGCATTTTCCCCGGCGGGAAGGTGATCAGCAGCCGGAAGGTGCCTACCATGCTGCTGTTCTGGGAGCGGTCGGCCAAAGTGGAAGATCAAGCCCTCGTATGGGGCAAGTCTCACCGCCTGCTGACGGACGCCAACGCCGGTGACACGGTGACCCGAGCCGACATGGTTCAAGCGCTGTATCAGATCTGGGGGGATAACCATGGTTGAGATCCACGCTTACAGCAAAGCCGCCTCCGGGGGCAAGCAGCTTTCCGCCCATTTCCGGGTCCGGGAGTTTGCGTGTGGAGACGGGTCTGACGCTGTTTTGGTGGCTCCCCGGCTGGTGATGGTGCTGGAAACCATCCGCACTTATTTCTGCGCTCCGGTGGTCATACACAGCGCCTACCGGACGCCGCAGTACAACGCGAAGGTAAACGGCGCGGCCCACAGCCAGCACTGCTATGGCATGGCGGCGGATATTTCCGTCAGCGGCCAGAAGCCGGAAACGGTGGCGGCCTTCGCCCGCCAGCTGATGCCCGACTGGGGCGGCGTGGGCATCTACGCCAAGAAGGGCTTTACCCACATCGACGTCCGGGAGAAACGCTCCGACTGGACAGGCTAAACATCTGAAAGGAGGGCCAGAAGATGGCAACATCCACGCGGGAACGCGCTCTGCAAGTCTGGAAAACCCATGGAGAAAACAAACCGAGAGATCCGGGCGCTGTTGTCATCCATGGCCCCGGCCCGGGCGGTGCAGGCCGTCCGGCTGGTAGGGCTGCCGCCTGACGAGGAGACGGCGGTGCTGGCGGTGGATGTCCACGGCCAGAGCTGCCTCCAAACGGCGGAGCGGCTGCATGTGAGCGTGGACACCGTAAAGCGGCTACGGCGCTCTGCTTACCGAAAATTGCAAGACGAAATCTATACTACACGTTGAGAGACGCGGTTCAATTTGAACCGCGTCTTTTTTGCGCACTTTTCTGACCTTTTCCTGCCACTTTGAATGGAGGTTTTTGGCTTACTATGAAAGCAGAGCAAGGGAGGGGTTCTCCGTGATTACAAATGGTAGAGAATACATTGACCGTCTGCGGGCGTGCGGAATGAGCGAATCCAGCGCCACAGATATTTGTTATAAATACGCAGCACAGGATGATGAAGAAGGGCTGGCTGAATTGGTGAGAGCAAACGAATTGCTCTACGATGACCGCCGGGAATATGTATAAGTATTTCAACCCCAATCCCTGCGGAAAAAATGTTGGAGACTGCACCGTGCGGGCGATCTCTAAGGCAACCGGGATGGAGTGGGGCGAGGTTTATTTACGGCTCTGCATCCAAGGGTATCTGGACGGCGATATGCCGTCGGCAAACGCCTGTTGGGGGCGGTACCTGCGGAGCATTGGATACCGGCGGTACATTGTGCCGGATACTTGCCCGGATTGCTACACGGTGGGGCAGTTTGCGGAGGATCACCCAAAAGGCACCTATATTCTGGCGCTGTCCGGCCATGTGGTCTGCGTGCTGGACGGCGTAATCTGGGACAGCTGGGACAGCAGCAACGAGAACGTATTGTATTACTGGGTCAAGGAGGACTGATTATGGCTTACACACCTTACGGATGGCAAAATCCCTATTACGCACCGCCTATGCCGGATAACCTCATGCAGATGCGCCAGCAGTTTCAGCCGCCAGCACCGGTTTCGCAGCAGGGGATGATCTGGGTGCAGGGGGAGACCGGTGCCAAGAGCTACATGGTGGCCAGCGGAAACACGGTGCCTCTGTGGGACAGTGAGAACCAGACGGTGTACATCAAGTCGGTGGACGCAGCGGGGATGCCCTCGATGCGTATCCTGGATTACACCGAGCGCACGGCGGCCACCAGAGCACCCAAAGCCCCGGCGGTAGAGTATGTGCCAAGGAGCGAGTTTGATGCCCTGGCCGCCCAGGTGGCGGCGCTGAAGAAGGAGAAGGAGGAGCAGAATGGCTAACCCCTTATTTCAGGCCCTGGGTGGGCAGATGCCCGGCCCCATGGGGCAGTTCCAGCGGATGATGCAGCAGTTCCAACAGTTCAAGGCAGGCTTTCAAGGCGACCCACAACAGGAGGTACAGAAGTTGCTGCAGAGCGGGAAAATGAGCCAGCAGCAGTTGAACCAGCTACAAGAAATGGCGAAGCAATTTCAAAGTTTGCTTAAATAAGCAAACAAAAAGCAAAATTCAAGCAAGCGTCTAAGCAAGTTATTTGATAAATCATTAGGTGAATCAACATCGTGGCCACGATTTGATAAATAAAAAATTGAAAGGAGTTTTCCTATGTCTCTTTCCTCTGACGGCGCTCCCATGCTGACGATGCCTGTGGCTCCCGCCAATTCCGGCGGCAGCGGCGGCTTTGGCTGGGGCGGTGACGGTGCATGGTGGATCATTATCCTGTTTTTGTTTGTTTTTTGCGGCTGGGGCGGCAACGGCTGGGGCAACAACGGCAACGGCGGCGTGGTGGACGGCTATGTGCTGACCTCTGACTTTGCCAATGTCGAGCGCAAGATCGACAGTGTAAATCAGGGTCTTTGCGACGGATTTTACCAGCAGGCGCAGCTTATCAACGGCACCAACATGGCGATGGCAAACGGCTTTGGGCAGGCTGAGCTTTCCCGCAGTAACCAGCAGGCGGCTCTTATGCAGCAGTTGACTGCCATGCAGATGCAGGCCGCTGAATGCTGCTGCAACACCCAGCGCAGCATCGAGGGCGTGCGCTATGATATGGCGGCGCAGGCTTGCGATACCCGGAACACGGTGCAGAACGCCACCCGGGACATTATCGACAACGCCAACAGCAACAGCCGCGCGATCCTCGATTTCCTAACCCAGAGCAAGCTGCAGGATCTCCAGAGCGAGAATCAGGGCTTGAAGCTGGCCGCATCTCAGGCGGCACAGAACAGCTATCTTGTGTCTCAGCTCCGGCCGTCTCCCATTCCGGCCTACACGGTGCAGAATCCCTATTGCTGCAACCAGTTCGCCGGTTGCGGCTGCTGACAACTGCATAGCATAGCTTTTTGTTGGCAATGTTTTGTTGACGCCAACAAAATGTTCGGCCCCGTGCCGATACTGATGACAAAGCGGCGGGGCAGTAGCCCTGCCGCTGATTTTATGAAAGGAGATTTTTATGCCTGAATACACTACCATTGCCGCACAGACCGTAGCGGCAAACCAGAACGTGCTTTTTACGGAAGCACCGATTCCCTGCACTAAGGGCCTTGTGACGCACCGCGCAGGCTCTGGCCTGTTTAACCTCCGTGGTAACTGCTCCCAGTGCCGCGTCCGCTATAAGGTGGACTTTATCGGCAATATTGCCGTAAGCACCGGCGGGACCCCCGGCCCCATCTCCGTTGCCATTGCGGTTGACGGTGAGCCGCTCCCGTCCTCCGTTGCGACGGTGACGCCCGCAGCGGCGGGGGCATTTTTTAACGTGGCTGCATCCGAGTACGTTGACGTTACAAAGGGCTGCTGCGCGTCGCTGTCCATCCGCAACGTTAGTGGCGAGGCCATTGACGTGAGCAACGCGAACCTTATCATTACCAGAGTTTGCTGAGAAAGGAGAACACAATGGGAATGAAATCTATGTATGAACTGCGGGATATGCTCTGCAAGGAACTTGACGAGCTGATCCGCAAGGGCGAGCTGGGCGCCGGTGATCTGGACATTGCCCACAAGCTGACGGACACCATCAAAAACATCGACAAGATCGAAGCGATGGACGAGCGCGGCTATTCCGGGCGGTATCTGGACGATGATCTGCGCGGTTACAGCCGTGGCAGCTCCTATGCCCGGAGACATTATGTCCGTGGCCATTACAGCCGCACGGACGCTACCGAGCATCTGCGTAGCCAGATCAACGATATGATGCGTGAGACCGACGATGACCGCATCAAGGACGCCCTGCGCCGTGCAATGGACATGATGGAGGATTAAGGGGGTAGGCCCCAATGATTGACGATCGAGAAGTGGCGCTATGGATCAAGCGGTTAGAAACAGAGGAGTCCAGCTGGGCAAACTATGAAAAGCTGGCGGCGCTGTATACCATCCAAAACCAGAACCGAGAGCCGGTGAGGGAAAGCCGTATGATCGATGCGTATTCTGCGGCTGCCGCGCCTGACAGCGATTTCCTTCGGGCGGTGTCTAACGTTGACCCAGCCCGTGCGTGGGAGGTCATGGACGAGCTGATGGACAGCTTGCAGGTGATAAACGAGCGGGTTTACAATAGCGTCATGCGAAAATTGGAAAGCTAA